CCTAACAGCCATTCCATTTTGCGATTGGATTGCAAATGGATTGATTAAGGTCACCGAGTCACCCATCACCGACTTGCAGCACGATTTCGTCAATGCTTACTGGGACAACTTTTGCATTGACGCTGCGATTGATCCATACCAGGCACAACAGTTTGGTGAGCAGGTAAGTCAACAGGGAGTCGTTATTGCAACGATGGCCCAGACGACTGCTCACTTCAATGAACCAATTTCCGACTTCCGCCAAGCGATGGCAGATGGTCGGTTCACACATGACGGGAATCCACTCTTGAGATGGTGTCTGACAAATGCAGTAGCAGTCAGAGACAGGCAGGATAGGTGGATGCTCGACAAAGCAAATTCATCATCAAAGATTGATCCACTTGTCGCCATGCTTATGGCGTACCGACGAGCGATGGTTGCTCCCGGTCGCGGGGATGGGAATGTGTTTATCACTTAGAGGAAGAAATGAAACAGAGTAAATCGTTCTGGGCGTTTACGAACCAGAAAAATCCAGCAAGCTGGCTTGTCGAATTCTTCAACGGGGAGAAGTCGAGAACCGGCATCAAAGTCAACACAAAGACTGCATTGGGTCTTGCTGCTGTTATCTATGCAGTCAACAAGATCAGTGGTCATGTAAGTCAGCTTCCATTCAATGTCTTCGAGCTAATGCCCGATGGCAACCGTGAATTGAAGAATCAAAACCCAGCCTACAGGCTGCTGAATGTTTCTCCAAATCAGGCCATGACTGCTTTCACACTGCGTGAAATCATGATGGTTCATGCGTTGATCAGTGGCAATGGTCGATGCTATATCGCAAGAAACAATCTTGGAACTCCGGTCGAGTTAATTCCGATTCTTCCTGAGAACTGTCAGACGATGCTTGTCGATGGTGAAAAGTGGCATCTGGTGACAGCCCATGAAGGCACGACACAGAACACGTTGCCACTCAAGCTACTTCAAGGCGAATACTACAAGATCCCTGATCGTGATGTCTTGCACATCATGAACACATCACTCAATGGTGTGTGGGGGATGCACGTTGTGGAGATTGCCAAGGATGTATTTGGTCTTGCTCAAGGTGGCCAAGAGGCAGCAGCAGTGACACTTGCTAACTCTGGTCGTCCAGGCTTATTGCTCGAAGCACCTGTAGGCATGTTCCGAAGTGCTAAGGATGCTCAGGAGTTCCTCGACAACTTTAACAAGAAACATGAAGGTGTCACAAATAGTGGTCGAGCAGGTCTTCTTCGAGATGGGATGAAGGCTAACACACTCCCTGTCTCAGCATCTGATGCACAGTTCCTTGAACAGCGTGCTTTCCAGCGTGAAGAGATTGCTTTGCTATTCGGCCTTGAGTCAATCATCGGTGACAACACCGGGCAGACTTATCGAAGTATATCAGAACGCAATACAGCCTACATCAACAACTGTTTGCAGCGTTGGCTTTGCAAATGGGAAGAAGAGGTCAGCAAAAAGCTCATTAGCCCAGCAAGACCACTTGAGGTCGAGTTCGATACGACTCCTTTGCTCAAGGGAGACCCAAATTCTCTTGCTGATTACACGATGAAGATGCAGCAGCATGGAGTCCTGACAATCAACGAGATCCGAGCGATGCACGGTTTTGTTCCTGTCGAAGACGGTGACAAGCTGCCTCATCAAATTGCGTTGGACATATCAGAGGCTACTGAGCCTGCTGTTGAACAAGAAACTGAAGAACCTGAACCGGAGGATGAAGAAGATGAAGCTGGAGAGTAACCCAGAAAAGAAAGAGATCACGATGAGAGGATTCATCGGTGATTACGAGAATGGAATCTCAGCCGACGATTTCCGAGATGTGCTTGCAGAACATGCTGGACAAGATGTAACGATCTACCTCAATAGTGAGGGCGGAAGCGTTACAGATGGCCTTAGCATCTTCAATGCAATTGCGAGTCATGACGGCAAGGTGACTGTTCATATCGACGCACTCGCGGCCTCTATCGCAACTGTGATTGCTGTGGCTGCTGATCAGGTCAAGATGAACTCAACTGGCAAGTTCATGGTTCATAGGTGCTGGACTGCTGCCGTTGGAAATTGTCAGGATTTCCGAAGCATGGCTGATGTCATGGATCTTCTCGACAAAGACATTGCAGCAAGCTACTCGGAAAAGACTGGCAAACCGGAGTCTGAGATGCTGGCGTTGATGGATGCCGAGACTTGGATGGACGCTGAAACTGCACTAGCTGCTGGATTTATCGACGAAATCGTTGAGGTCAAATCCAAGAGTGCTAAGGCTGCCGCAGAGCCTCAGAAGATCATTGCGGTGTGCAATCCTGCTTTTCACGCCGCTTTGCGTGCTAAATGTTCACTGCGCCGGATAAAGCTGAAAAACTGACGCTGTAAAATTAGGTTGTTCCCGAAGGAGTCGGGACTTAATCAAGAAGGGAAGCTATGAAACAGATTCATGAGATCAACGCCCGACTCGAATCAATTGCTGACGAGTTGCAGGCACTAAGCGATTTATCGCAGGAAAACGAACTCGATCAAAACCAGATTGAGTTGGTCAACGAACTCGACGCCGAGTTTAAGTCGCTTGAGGAGAAAAGGATGTCTCTTCAGGCGGTTCAAGACAAGCTTGATGCTGCAAAAGCAGCTAAGGCAATTCCAGAAACAAGCTCGATTGTAGAGCCTGCTCAAATTGAAGACTCAGTCAAGGAAGACAAACAAGTGATCCCAGCCCGTGTTAAAAACCAGCGAGTTAAGCACTTTGCCTCCGCTGAAGATGCTTATATTTCAGGAATGTACTTAGCTGCTCTTGGCGGAAATGCTAGAGCAAAAGAGTTCTTGGCGGCACAGTCCATTGGCACTGATAGCTTGGGTGGATTTACCGTACCTGATCCGCTCTCCGATGCTTTAATTAACCTTATTGAAGATCGTGGAACTGCTCGTCAGAAGTCACAACGGATCGTAATGTCAGCCGACACTTGGAGTGTTCCAAAGGTTGCTGGGCAAGCCACAATTTATTATCCAAATGAGGCAGCGAGCATCTCGGACAGCTCTGTTTCCTTCAGTCAGGTGCAGCTAGCTGCGAAGAAACTTGCCGCACTAGTCAAGATGTCAACAGAGGTTACTGAGGACTCGATTCTCGACATGCTCAGTGTCGTTGTTGATAGCATCGCATACTCGATTGCACTGGAAGAGGACAAGAACCTCTTCAACGGTGTATCTGGTGGTGTTAATACTTCTGGCATTGCAGGCGATGCAAGCGTTGACGATACCAACGTAGCATCTGTTAGCGCACTTGCACTAACCGACCTGACTGCATGTTCGTCTGGAATTGGCAACCCGATTATCGGTGCAGTCAACGAATGGTATATGTCACCAGTCGTGTTCCATGGAGCCGTCCGCGATCTTCTCAATGCTGCTGGAAACAACAGCATGAGAGAACTGGAAGAAGGTCAGCGACCTACCCTTCTCGGTTATCCTGTCAACCTAGTTAGCTGCTTGCCATCGGCTCCTGCTTCCGGTGAGCTTGTCGCAGTCTTTGGTGACTTGCGACTTGGTGCTTACTTCGGTGATCGTCGTGCTTTGAACTTCAAGACCCTGAACGAACTCTACGCTGAGAACGATCAGATTGGTGTTGTTGCTACTGAGCGAATCGACATCAAAGTGGCTAACCCAGAGGTTCTTGCCAAGATCACGATTACCTAATGAGTAGGTACATCTTTGTAAAGACTCGCCTCGGATTTGAGGCGGGTCGTGTGATTGATGATTCTTCTCTTAGGGAAGGGATCATCAAGACTCTCTTAGACTGTAAAGCAATCGAGATCGTAGCTGATGAAGTGGACTCTAAAAAGAACGTCAAGTCCTCAGTTCCTAGCGGTGACGCTGGACGAGGCAAAGGCGCATCTAAGGGTAAGCGGGTCAGCACAAAACGATCTGATAACAAGGCTGATTGAGTCTGCTACAGAACAGCTTGAGCGAGACATCGAGAGGTGTCTTGTTCAGGCAACGTGGCAACAGAGCCAATATGGTTTCCCAGAAGAGGGAAAAGCCATTCTGTTGAACATGGGAAGTGCTACTGCCATAAGTTCGATCACCTACTTGGATGAAGACGGTGCAGAGCAAACATTATCAGTGGACCAGTATTCTCTTGACAGTGGTCGAAATGCGGTTACTTGCCTTAACGACGATGACGGTTGGCCAGAGACACTACTGACTCCCAGCGAACGAGACACAGTGTTTGTCAACTTCACCTGCGGAGTAACAAGTGCCGACTGCTTGCCAAGGCTTTATAAGCAAGCAATTCTCGTTGAGGTTGGGCGATACTACTACGATCCTGCTCAAGAGAATGGTGTCAACACGAATGATGGCCGAACCTACGAGAACCTAGTCAAGAAATTGATCAGGAGTTCGTACCCGTAATGCCAAAGGTCACAGGATTCAATCGAAAGAGGATTGGCCATAGAAACTACTTGGCCACTATAGAAAATCCTCCAACAGCGGAAGATGAGTATGGTCAGACGACATACGCATCGGGGACTTGGACATCAGCAGTCCAGTCATGGCCATGCGAGCTGATTGACGCATCAGGTGGTGAGATTGTAGACGGCATGATGACCAAGACTTCAACTGAAAAGGTTGCAATTGGTGATAAGCCGCAAATTGACAATTCAAATGTTACTACAAAGAGTCGCTGTATAATTGATGGAAAGACATACGGAATAACAGCAGTCAGAGATGTTTCAGGTGATGGCTTTACTGTAAGGCTTGAGCTAAAGAGTACAAAATGAACGAAAAAGACAGAGTAGGCAAGAAAACTCAGTCGTTCATTAGGAACAGGATGGGCGGAAGGTCTGGCAAAAGCAAGGTTGTGTCATTCGACATGACAGACCTTAACAAAGACCTGAAGAAGATCAGCGATGAAATGCTGAGCAAGGTTTGCCCAACAGCAGTCGGTTATGCCGGAAGTATTGTACGAAAAAAGATAAATGAAAACTTGAAGACTGGCGGCGGGCCTAACTCAAAGACTCTTGGAATGTCCAGAAACACTGGGACGCGAAACAAGTGGTCTAAAGGGCCATCCCAAGAGTACCAAAACAGAATTAACTCTCCCTCAATGGGAGAATCCGGCACTATCATCAAAAAGAATATTAGCCGTAAGGCTGGTGGCTTGCTTTCAAGCCAGATTGTTGGGCCAAAGCATAGCGGCAACCAGAAAGACTTAAAAGCAAAAAACTTTGCTCATGTCTTTGAACCTAAAAACGGTGCATCAACAGGTGCGCCAAATCACAAATGGTGGGGGAAGGATGCTGGCAGGCAACTTGAGCCAAGACCTTTTGTTGAGCCAGCAGCAAATCAGACAATAGATCAGCAACGCAAAGCAATTAGTGATGCGTTGAAGAAGTGGAAAATAGATGATGGCGAGATAAACGGAACCACAGAGGAATTTAAATGAAACCAATTCCTCAAGTTATTTCGATGCTCAGATCAACTGCTTCTGTTACTGATATTGTTGGTCAAAGAGTTTTTGCAGACAACCCGCCACAAGACGACGATTTGCCGATTGTCGTTTTGACAATACCAAACACAAATGCAAGAGCAGCATTAGACAATTGCCAAATCAGGCTATATGCGGCGAGGATGAGAGTTGACATTGTTTGCGAGACTCGCGGCCAAGCTGAAGAAGCACAAGAAGCAATTGAAGATGCACTTGTTGGCTACACATCGAGTGATAGCACGCATCCCATCGGGGGAATCACCGTTGAGTCTGGAACATCATGGCAATTGATTACACCAGCAGACGGAAGTGACGAAAGAGGCTATTGGTGTAGCCAAGATTACTTCATCAATTACGCAAGAGAATAGGAAACAATTAAATGGCAGTTGCAGGTTATCACGCGCAAGGAACTACTGTATCTATCACCGGCGGCCCAGCCATTGGCTGTGTACGCTCTGTATCACTTCCAGAGATGTCACTAGAGGTTATGGAGGCATCTTGCCTTAGTGACACGCTTGGCGGCTTCATGTCGAAGCTTTCGGGCGGACTGATTGATGCTGGAGAAATTACAGTAACGTATATCTCTCAGGGGGCACCTCCAGTGCCCAATGGAGGATCAGACACGATTACTGTCACTGTTCCAGCACCCGGTGCCGATTCAAACGGAACCCATTCCGGTTACACGATTACCGGAAGTGGCTTTATCAGTTCAGCGTCAGGAGGTTCGTTGGAAGTCAACGGTCTTATTGAAAACACCATAACCTTTGTTTTCGACGGTTACACTGGCCCTACTATTTCTTAACAGTTTGATCCACCACCACCACCAAGGAGATAGTTATGTCTCAAAGTGTTGAACTTGAAGCACATGTAGGTATTCATTTAGCAACAAAAAAAGAAGTCGTACACGAACAGTATTTGATATTTGTTTGTGAAGGCGATGAGCGTCAGAAAGTCGGTCTGATTGGATGGAAAGAAGATAGCAAGATTATCTTCTTTCAAAATACCGACGAAGTGGCTGCTAAATGGATTGAAGGCGAAGTGGCTAAGATTTTAGATCGAGAAAATGTTTCTTCGATTGAGCCACCTCTGCTACCCGAAGAACTGCTAATCAAGGATGACAGCGATGAGCTTGACGAAGAAGCAATTATTGGATGAGCTAGTCTGTAGCAAACCAGAGAAGCTCAAGGAAAAGGTTTTTGGCCAAGATATGTGGGTCAAGCCTGTTTCTGAGTTTCAGCGTTCAAGGCGTCTTGCCTCTATTTATGGCAAGGATGGTGAAATATCTAAAGATGCGATAAGAAAAGCTCGCATCTTTACTATTGTTGACCACCTTTGCGACGAAGAAGGTAATTCTCTTTTTGCCGAGTCTGACATCAAGGAACTTATGGATCTTGATGCACTAAAGCTCGACATCGTGATCAACTCTATAGAAAAGTGGGTTGTTGAACGCGAGGGAAAGATCCTCGGCGGATCGAAAAAATAGCGGCCCACTTCGACAGCAACCACAGGCTGTCTTGGGCTTTTTTGATCTGCCAAGACCTTGGGATTGACGACCCTATAACTTGGATGAACACATGCCCAGTCTTACTTGACTGGTG